AGTTAGACGATGCAACTCCGTCAACAATTACATCTTATTCTGAACCAGTTTATGAAGAGATCTTGATTGAAGATAAATCAGTTAGAACCGATGCATATTCAACTGTTCAGATACTAGCAAAAAACCCTAATTTTTATATAGCTTCTGTTGATCCTGTAAATGGTGATTTTTATTTAGATAATTCATACAATAATGGAAGAGTGACAATTGAATTTAACGCAAGACCAGCCTCTAACTTTTTAAATGCAAAATACTTTAAGGCTCAAAGAAAAAAGATTCAAAGAACCCCTTCTAGGTGGGAATCTTTAGACGCAAACATATCCTTACATTCTTGGAAGCCAGAAGTATATGTTGATTTTCCTTCCAATGATGCCACTCCAGCATATACAACTTCTAATAAAGAATATTTTGAAACTGGTTATAAATATAGAATTATATTATCTAAAGATATAGGTATTTAAAAAATGGCTAATTTTGTTTATGGTAAAGCAAAACAAGCATTATTAAATGGTGGATTTAATTTTTCATCAAATAATTTTAAAGTAGCACTAGTAAAAAGTTCATATACCCCTAGTCAAAATGTTCATGAATTTTTATCTGATATATCAAATGCAAATATTGCATACGTAACAGAAAATATTCCATCTTTAGTAAATAATTTAGGAGTTGTAAATTCTCAAGATTTTGTTTTTACTCTCCCAGAAAATACAGCTTTTAATGCAGCTGTAATATATCAAGTTGGTTCATCCCAATCAAATTCAAGGTTACTAAGTTATACAGATACAGCCTCTGGATTTCCTTTTACTGGATCTCAAAATTCAGTAACAGTAGCTTTTGACTGGATTGGATCAATTTTAACGTTATGAGGAAAATATGACCACACAATATCCAGGTTCTTTAGATGTATTCAGTAATCCAACTGCAACTGATACTTTAAACTCGGGCAGTGTTCCCCATCATTTGCAACACGCTAATATAAATGATGCAGTTGAAGCAATACAAACGGTATTAGGACTTAATCCAGCCGGATCTCACTTAACAATTAAAGATAGAATAATAGTTGCGGAAACTAGCATATCTAATCAGTCGGTATTAAACGGCTTAAATGATGTTACTATTACATCAGCCTCGACTGGAAATATATTAAGATATAATGGTTCTCAGTGGGTTAATTATTCTGAAGCCGACGTTGTAGATGGAGGAAACTTTTAAACATGGCAAATACAATAAGAATTAAAAGAAGGGCCGGAACAGGCTCCGCAGGTGCTCCGTCTTCGCTAAAGAACGCTGAGCTGGCTTATAACGAAGCTGACGATATCCTTTATTACGGTAAGGGTTCAGATGGAAGCGGAGACGCAACTACAATTCCTGCTATTGCAGGATCAGGAGCGTATTTAACTTTGGGTACGGTTCAAACTGTAACTGGAAATAAAACATTTTCTGGAACAGTATCAGTTGCTACACCTTCTTCAAATGCGCATGCCGCTACAAAGCTTTATGTAGACACAGCCATTTCTGGAGTAACTCCAAGTGGAACCTTAAATCAAATTACGGTAACAAGTGGCGTAATAGCTTTAGCCAGTAGTGTCACAACTCCTGGAGACTTGACTGTCACAGGAAACTTAACAGTTAATGGCACCACTACAACTGTAAATTCTACAACTGTTTCCATAGATGATAAAAATATAGAATTAGCAAGCACTGCATCGCCAAGTGATGCAGCTGCAGATGGTGCTGGAATAACAGTTAAGGGAACAACAGATAAGACATTTAACTGGGTTGACGCAACTGACGCTTGGACGTCTTCTGAACATTTAAATTTACTTACAGGAAAGTCTTTTTACATTAATGGCACTTCGGTATTAACCTCAAGTACTCTTGGATCAGGCATTACTTCATCTAGCCTTACATCTGTCGGCACCATTGCAACTGGAACATGGCAGGGCACAGCAGTCGGGATTAGTTATGGTGGCACTGGAGCAACAAGTGCATCCGGAGCAAGAACAGCTTTAGAACTTGGTTCAATCGCTACACAAAATGCCAATAATGTTAGCATTACAGGTGGTACAATAGACGGTATATCTATTGACGGTGGAACTTTTTAATTAAAACTATTTGGCAATGGAGTCTAAATGGCTAACACTATTAAGATAAAAAGAAGTGGTACAGCCACGCAGGTTCCAGTATCACTAGAATATGGTGAATTAGCGATCAATTATGCTGATGGTAAATTGTTCTATAGAAATACCTCAAATCAAATAGTAGAACTTTCATCTTCTGGTTCCATTTCTATAAGTGCCACGCCAGAAGATATTAGAGACGTAAAAATAATTCATTATATGGAGGTCATTTAAAATGGCAATTACACAAAAGCGTTTAGGCGGACCAAGCATGTTAACCGCATCAACCGCTGCATATTACACGGTACCGAGCGGTACTACTACAATAGTTAAACAAATAATTTTAACTAATACAACAGCATCTGCAAAAACAGTAACTGTAAGACTACTTCCTTCAGGCGTTAATGAAACAGCAACTCCTAACTGGGTAGACATCATAAGTGCAATGACATTATCAGCTAATGAAACAATGGCATTTAACTGTTCAATGGTAATGAATTATACTGGTGGTGCAGGAGATCAAATTAAGGCATTAGCAAGTGCTGCAGGCGCTGTTAATATGGCTATCTTTGGAATAGAAGAGGTTTAATATGGCTGGGGTAGTTCGATATGGGGCTCCTAATGACATGGCATCTTTTATCGACTCTGCCGACCCTGTATACGGAACCGGTGCAGATGGTAGCGTAACTCTAGATGGGACAACAACTATTTTAGGAATGATTCCGTCTTCAAATGTTTATTCAATGACTTCTGATCTTTATCTTCATAATCTAACAATAAATGCAGGAGTAAGATTAGCTCCAAATGGATATAGAATATTTGTTAAAAATATCTTGACGTTAAATGATAATTCGACAATAGGCTATACAACAGGTTATTCTACAGCTGGATCAATAGCACAAGGAGGAGCTGCTACAACTGCGGTTACACATAGCCTTGGTGGCTCTGCAACTGGTTATTCAGCTTCAGCTCCAACTGCTGCATTAGGTGGGAGTAAATATTATCAAATTCCACATCAAGCAATTAGGGGATGGGCAGTCAGCGCCTCAAGCACTACTCCAACTTTTTTAAGAGGTGGAGCAGGTGGTTCTGGACAAGCTGGTGGAGGCGTAGTAATTGTTGCTGCGAGATATTTATCTGGTCCATCTACTGGTACAGCTTACATAAAGGCTCCTGGAACTGCTCCTGCCGGCGGTGGCGTAATTCTTATCATCTCTACACACTCTGCACTTCCTGCTTCTATTTCTACAGATATTACTGGTCAAAATCCTGGAACAGTAAATTATATGCAGTTGGTATAGCATGGGCGCAATAGAAAGATTAGGCAGACAAAGAACTCAAAGAAGTGCAAATGATGCTTTTTATGGTACCGGACTTGACGGAAATGGTTACATAAACTCCGCTGTAACATTAACTGCTGATATGTACTACAATAATCTAGAAGTTACATCTAGTGGAATAATATATACAAATGGTTTTAAGGTTTTTGTAAAAGAAACACTAACACTAAATGGCTATATAGGAATTGGTTCAGTAACTTCTAATACGGTTGGAGAATCTGGTTCTAATATATCAGATGGGACTATTGCTGGTCAGTCTACCTCAACGATATCATATAGACTTGGTGGCCAGGGTGGAGGTGGAACAAGTCCTGGGGTATCTGCTCTTCCATCTTATCTTTATAAGAATATAAATAATTTACTTGGTGGAACATTTATAACCCCAGGAGATGGATCTGTTAAAATTGAAGGTGGATCAAAAGGCTCTACTGGTTCAACAGGATCAACAACCCCAGCTTATACCTCATCTGATTCATGGCCAGGAAAAGCAGGAGCGGCTGGATCCAATGGGGCGTATGGGCCAAGCGCAACTACTGTTAATGCTCCAGGTGGAAAAGGTAATCCAGGATCTGACGGTAATGCAAATGGCACTGCAGGCACCGGTGGAGCAGGTGGAGCAGGTGGATCTGGCGGTGCGGTCGTTGCAGTCTTTGCAAAAACTATAGTTGGATCTGGAAAGTTGTTTTCTTTAGGTAGATCTGGCGCATCTGGCTCAGCTGGAAATACTGGCTCAGCTGGCACAACTGGAGCAAATGGAGCAGCTGCTCCGAATAGAACTGATCATCACCATGTTGCTCCAACAACCTCACATGCTCCGCATACAAGGAACCATGACCATCATAATCACACAACAAGGCATTCCGACAGACATGCCCACAAAGTATCTCCACATCAACCGTTTAGCGTAAAAGGTGGTCCAACTCACCACTACGAAGATAAGCACTGGCATCATGGCGGGCATTATCATCACCCCCACAATGACGGCCCTCACGGCGGAGCTCACCATTGGGATGGGCACTATTGGCACGCTTGGCAGGGTAACACCGTTTTAGGACATTGGCAGCCTCATTATCCGCCACATGGTCACCAAAAACCAAATGGTCATCATAACCATGCTCAACCAGACGGCAATGCTCATCATCATGAAATATATTATCATGGTTCTGTTGGTGGTCACGACGGTCACGTTCATGCCCACTATGGTCATCCTGGACATACTCATACCCATGTTCCAAACCATACCCACAGTAGCCCTAGGTATCATCATCATAATCACTCAACAACACATCCAAACCCCGACGCATCAGCACATTATGCAGGTGGAGCAGGTGGAGTTAATGATGGTGTCAATACAGGAAAAGGTGCTCCAGCTGTAACTGGAGGTACTGGCAAAAGAGGCGGAGCAGGTGGAGGAGGGGCTATTGTGGTAGTTTGTGATACAATAGATCCTAATGTGCTTTTTGACGTTAGAGCTGGATTAACCGCAGATTCGGATAATTATTCCGCTTCTTCTGGTTCTT